ATATTATCTAGTTTAGTATCTAATTTGCTATCTAATCTCGTTATCTGGTCTTTGATTGGTCCCATTTTTCTGTCAAGAGTTTCATCTAATTTATCCTGAGTAACAGCCATCGCTTCAAGTTTAACAAACTTCTGATTGAGTTCATTATATTTAGCTGTTGCATCCTTTTTAAACTCTTTGTAATCTCCCCACAACTGTGTTAAAAGCCAGCTTACCCCGGCAGTCAATAGGAACCATAAGGCTTTTCCTACTGTAAAGATTATCTCTGCTGGCATTGATTACTCCAGAAATTTAGGTGTTTCAGGTAAAGAAATAAACGGAAAATTTTCCAATTCAGTTATATCACGAAGTTCTTGGCGGTAGTTCAGAAACTCAACAAATTGTTCTTCTGAGAGGGTGTGGTCTTTTCCTGTCATCTTCTCTTCTAGATGGCGAGTTACTACCCAGTCAGATTTAGTTAAAAGTTTATTTCGCTGAGATACAATTTTAGTAGTCTGTCGTTGAGTTATCTCTTCCGGTGTTTCTACAATCTCATAAATTCCACCATATTTACCACCAATAATTCTATTGAAAACTAAATCCTGATTACTTTCTGTAAAATATTCATTTCTTGTTTGCAAATCTTCAAGGTTTGGTTCATAGTCAGATGTCCCTACTAGATTACCATCAGCATTAAAAATATAGAACATTATTTAACTCCTATGATAATGTACCCAGCACTAGACGTAGCAGAGGTAACACCATCTACAGTAATGGATACAACTCTACCTGAAAGAGTAACAGAGAAGTCTCCATCTGCTGTAGTAGCTCCTATAGTTGCAGGAAATGCAGTGTACTTACATTGGGCCTCTGTATAACCAGATGGCAACGGTATTGTACCCCCGTTATTCAAATATCCAGTAAGAACGGCAACATTACCTGTTGCGTCCAAGGCATGAGTATGTGTAGTTCCAGAAGCAGTGTTGGAAGTGGCTGGGCCAACTGTACTTGGAGTGCCCATAGAGATTGTCCTATTAGCACTTAGATCTCCACCCCCTGTCAGTCCATTTCCGGCAGAAATTGTTTTACTATTTACTTCCGCTTTGCTATAAACACTAAGATTGGTTCTAGCTGTAGCCTTGTTTGCAAGATCATTAAGGTTCTCAGATTTCTTTAGAAACTCATTTATTTTTTCTTCTATCAACCACTTAATATACTGCCCGTTATTATTAAGGAGATAGTTCCACTCATCAGCAGCAGGTTTTTGAGATAAATCCCAACCTGTTTGAATTAAAGATTCTGGAGGTAAAGCTCTGTTTGGTCTTTGCGCATTTGGCAAAATGACATCATCACTTGCCCACACGATCAGGGGGTTTGTTGGTTGTGCCAAAATTTCTCCTTATTATATATCATAAGATGATTTATACGAGGTAAACATTAATCTTCCACCTTCTGGTTGAAGGCTTGTATCATTAGATATTCCAAAACCTTCCCCATCGTCATCTCCATCAAATACAAAGGGGACTCCTATACCATCTACAATTCGTAGATCTGTAATTAAAGGCATTAATGCAGCAACATCCTCTGCCGTAGTTGCAAGATTAAAACAAGGAGAGCTTATTGCAATATCAAAACGATACTTATCTCCTTTCCATGTAAATACAGACTCACTTCCAAGGAGTTGATACAATACGTTGATAATATCAGAACGAGCTCCATGCTTTTGTGCTTCACCTGTCTTTAGGAACAATGTCGCTCTATAGTCATCGTCATCTAAACCGTTACGATATATCTGGAAACGTGCCCCGATGTCGTCAAGATATATTCCTGTTGCTTCAGATAACAACCGTCTAACAGCTAGTTGGTACAGTGTATCATCAATAACTTTCCATCTTTCTAAGTCTATCTGTAAAACTTTTTGGATGTTAGGTTTTTGAATTGCTTCAGGGAGATAATCTAGACCTTCTTGTACGAAGTTTTCTTTTATTTGTATATGGTCAATATCTTTTAATGCCATACGAGGATCCCTTATACAATTTGGTTGAAATACACATCAGCTTCTGCTAGGATAAGAACATCTTCAATATCAGTATTAAATGTAGCAGAGGAGTAGGAGCTATCAGGATCTGTGGCTAATTTTATATCAACTGTCAATACTTGGAATTGAATCAAAGGAACAGCAGAAGTAACGCTTTGAACTAATTGGATATTGTATATTGTTGGGTTAATAGGGTAACCATTTATTGTATCTAACAATCCTGATGTAATACTACTTCTTTCAGAATCTGCTAAAGGTCTATTCTGAACAGTCTTGTATGATACTCTAATTGCAACATCTTTTTCTGTTGCCTTAGTATGATAAATTGTTTCTACTTGTCCATCTTCTGTTTCAATATCATAGTTTACTGTCCCATATGTTGCATTAGAACAAGCAATCAGTTCATACAGCCTCTGAGAAATTGAAGGTGTATCTCCCCCGTAAACAACAGGAATAAACTTGTAGGGTGGGATTCCAGCAGGGCTTGTAGTTCCAGTGGGGTTAGAGAAAATCTTAACCTTTCGAACACCATCTACACCAGTCAATAGTCCGTTGATAATAGCAGAACGAGTTGCCGCCGCTGGGGAGCTAATTTGTGCGCTTGCTCTGGCCCTGTACTCACTGTCTGATTCAATATTTGCACCACTAAAGAATGCTTCAATATTACCAATAGAAACATAACCGGAAGGTTGAGGAGCGATTGTTGTAACCTGACCGATACTAACTGGGTTCAATCCTGCATCTTCTGCAATGACATCAAACCTAATTGTTTTGTTACCGATTTGCGGAGAAATTTTAAAATCAACTTTTTGAGCCAAACCTACCATTTCTGTTGCAGAAGTATAACCTATATACATAGAACCAGCAACATTATCGATAAAAATTCGACTTAGATTTTCGTTAATTGTATTATCAACAATAAATGTCTTAATACTATTGAAGAAAGAGTTTAACTCTACACTATTAGGTGTTTTGTTAGTTAGTGTCAAATTAAGTGTGGCAGTAACTGAGGTAGTTGTATTTAAAATGGTAAAAGTATAACTACCTGTATTTATTTGAGAATTCAATAATGTATGTGCAAAAATATTACCTGCAACCAGCACATCTTCTTGTAAAATAAAAGTAGAATTTACTTTGTAAGTTCCGGCAGAATAGGTAGTATTATAAGGTACTGTACTGTTGAGTACCATTTCTACACTGCCCGTTGCTTTAGTCAAACCATTACGGTAAATACCTCTACGAGAAAATAAATCATCAAGATATTTACCTTCAGCACCTTGATATGTTTGACTATCATAGACTTCTTGCATTTGCATCCAGACTTGATTTTCTCTATCTGCTTCGATTGATACAATCTTATCTATCACGCTGTTGTCATTAGTATTAATATTAGAACCAAACAAATCTCGATATGCTTGTTTTCTTTGTTCTACAATTTCTGTTAGAGATGGCCTAAGAAAGCCAAAACTATTTAGACCATAATTTGCCAAAATCTCTCCTTAACTCCAAGTATTAATCCACGTTGCATCACCACCTAGAGGCAGTCTAAAATTAATAAAATGATAAAGTTTTGCACCATATTCAACTTCACCTAAAGAAGGGCACAAATCTTGTGCAGTTTCATCAGGGGAGGGATAATAATAACCATCACCAAAGTAGGCAACATTGACTTCTTCAAGCTCTTGTGTTATTACTGTCAAATATGCTTCGTATTGCCTAGTTTGGGTATTGAAACTAGAAGTAAAATCTTGTATTCTTAATACATCTGGCTCTAGACGTACTGTTTCTCTGATCTTGGCATCAACAACTTCTTTAGGTATTTTATTTCCTAAGTAACTCTCATAAGGGAAACCAAAATCTAAATTAAACTGCCATTCATTTTGCCAAATTGAAAACCTTAGCAACAATCGTTGCCATAATGAATTTATGTTCTCAGTGACTAATTGGAAATCTCCTGACTCTGTTATCAAGAGATCTCCGGTAGTTTGGTCTAATTGCAAATCTACATATTCAGTCGCCACATAGACCTCTTATAGTTGGGGAGAAGGTGTTACACCTCCTCCATGATTATGACTATTATAAGCTTGTTTTACATTTCTTAGGCTAATGCCATCACTGGTTACAAAATCACCATCGGATGTTACTTTTGCTCCATTGATTTTAAAATCTTGGTCTGTCACAGCTTCAACACTATCTTTTTTAATTGTGATTTTTGTTGTATTGTGTTGGATGATTAAATTTTCAGGATCAATGGAAACTGGAGTTGTTTCTGTAGAAATTTCTGAAATAAAACAAATACCTTGAAGTACATGAGTATCTATATTCTTTTCTAAATCAATAGAAACTTTTCCACCTTTAAAACCATCCATAGGTTTCTCAGGGAACTTTACGACACCAATGTCACCTGCTTTAATTGGCACTGTTATTTTAATTGTGCCACCTTGGGCACTATATGTATGAACTGGAACATCATATATTGTTGGGTATTTATAGTTTAAAAGC